CTTTGCGCTGGAGTGTCGCCGTTTTGCTCCGGAGAAACGTGGTTTTGCGCCAGGTAGCAATCGGATTGCGCCGGAGAGTTGCCAACCTGGTGCATGGCTGCGAGGCAGGCGTTCCAGATTTCCTGTGCATCATCGTCGTTGAAAAGCGCATCAGAATGCGAAGCTATCAGGTAGCGAATCTGCTGGGCATTTCTCCGGCACTACCGGCGCCGGCTCGCTGTTCACTCCTTCCAGACATGCTAACGCACATTGCAAGAACTGAAGCTCTTCCTCCAACTCGCTGCGAATACCGGCGAATGCACTCTGTGAATTTGCATAAGTCAGATTTTTTGCTTTGAGTTGGGCGCGCTCCCGAAGCTGATCTCTGGTTAATTTGCTGGTCATTGGTTGGCTCCTTCTGGCTTGATTCCGCCGTCACAATGCGGGCATGGGCCAGCTTGCTGACCGTATTTGATAGTCCT